CCTCCAGGCGAAACCCGTGGTGTAGTACGCTGGAACGTGGGCAACCCAGAGGCCGTAAGAGCGCTTAACGAATGGCTTGGCGCTAAGATCACGCAGATAACAGAAGACACGCGCAATGCCGCCCGTACAGCGCTGTCTGAGGGGTATGCAAAGGGTCAAGGGCCTAGGCAGATCGCGCTTGATGTTGTGGGTCGTGTTGGGCCTAATGGGCGGCGCACTGGCGGGGTGTTGGGACTTAGTGGCCCGCAAGAGCGCTGGGTTTCTAATATGCGTGGATATCTGCGTAACGGTGACCTTGATAAGGTGTTGCGCATGTCCAAGCGGGACCGTAGATTTGATCGCACTATTCAGAAAATGATCCGCGAGGGCAGATCGCCAACGGAGGCGCAAATACAGAAGTGGACTGGTCGTTATTCTGATCGCCTATTGAAGCTTAGGGGTGATACAATCGCCCGCGCTGAAACGGCATCGGCTGTTGAGCAGGGTAGGTTTGATGCGTTTCGGCAGGGTATGGACGCCAAAGGATACCCCCACCAATACGCAATCAAGAAATGGCGTCACGGTGGCGGGGGTATGAAACCCCGCGTCCAGCACGTAGCTGAAAACGAGGAAGAGGTTCGCGGTCTTGATACGCCGTTTCCTATGCCAGACGGAACGCTGATACAATACCCACACGCACCTGAAACACCGGCAAAACATGCGATTAACTGCACATGTTCGTTACTGGTGCGTATGGATTGGGTAGGATTGAGGCGTGATGGGTACGTTTAGCGCCACAGTTAAGCAGTTCACGATTGATGCCAAGGAAAATACAAGTTTGATTTTTCGTGAGGCGGCATCATCACTTGCAGAGGACGTGGTTCGCACCAAGTCATCAGGCGGCTTTCTACCATATGAAGTAGGCAACCTTGGCAGGTCGTTTGCCGCAAGTACTACGGATATGCCGCAGATCAACCAAGCTGAAGCTGAGTATGGGGCGTCAAATACAGAGTTCGTGATTGCAGGTATTGAGGCTGGCGATACCCTGTATATGGGCTTCCAAGCGGCTTATGCCCCACGGATGAATTATGGATTTGTTGGCACTGACAGCTTGGGCCGAACGTATAACCAGTCTGGCAATTATTTTGTAGAAAACGCCGCTGCGAAGTGGCAGCAGTTTGTAACTGAAGCGGAGGTGCTGTATGGCGAGTAGACACGCAAAAATATGGAAGGCGCTGAAAGATCACCTAGAGGCATATCCTGGGCTTCCGGCTAACGTGGTTTATGGCGGGCAATCGTTTGATGAGCCTAATCCATTAGCGCCGTATATGATTGTCGATGATGTTAGGTTTGACCCCGGTCGCAGGTATTGGCGTGGAGTTGAGTGGCATACAGGGTCTCTGGCTGTTCACTGTATGGTTCCCTTGCAGTGGGATGACCTGCAATCGGCTGAGTTTGCTGGGGCGCTGGCTGATTACTTTGAGCCTGACGCTGTGATGACGTATGATGATATGTCTGTACGTGTTGCGAAACAGCCCGCCGTATCGGTGGCGGGCTATCGTGATGGGTCTCATTTTCGGTTGCCGGTTCTGGTTTACTGGGAGGGTTGGGGTTAGACGTAAGCCGCCAGTAGCAGCCCCACAATAGCACCAAGACACAGAAATGCAGCGTCCCGGCTAATCAGTCGGGCTGTTGTGTTTTGCCGCTCGATACGTTTCCCCGCTGCTATACCGCGCACGTACTCGGCTTGGTTGTGGTCTGATGGGGTCATTTGTTGGGTTCCTGCTTCATTCCAAAAAACTCACCGCTGCGGATCTTGTCTAGACCCATATCAGACAGCGCCTTTGTTACTGCGTGTTTGATTGCAGCCTCCATTTACTTCTTCTCCTGTGGTGTGGTTTCTTTGAGGGCGCGGATGCGCTCGCATAGTTTTCTTTTGAACCAGAAAGCCGTGCGACCTTGTGGCGTCTTTGTCCCACCCTTTGATCCACCTTGCTCTAGAAGAAACTTATCAACCATTTGCGCCGCCTCCTCTAGAGCATCTGATCGGGCTGTGGCGAGTTGGGCGATGAGGGTGTCGCGCTCGGCCATAAGGGCTTCTATCACGTCTGCGGCTTCGATTCTGGCTTCCCACTGCTCAACCTCACTCAACGACCCGCTGTCGCGAAGATCACCAATCAATCTACTGTACTCACTCATTGCTTGCCTCCCTGATCTTGGCTAGGAGGGTGGTGGCGCGACTTTCGCCGTCGAACCTTGGAGAATTCACATCCAGCGGGCCGTTCAACCTCCAATTTTCTTCATTTGCGTAGAACGCCAAAGCCTCCACAAGTTCGTCAGCGTGTTCTCGGGCGGGGGAATCGGACTTCGGTGACGCATGAGCAACAGATACAATCTTCCCGCCCATCACGGTTAGCTCATACTTACCATCTATCATGTTGTCAGACTTCACTTCCCATGAGGTGTGCTTGCCAAAAATCTCACTCATTGCTTGCCTCCAAAATCATGGCGTCTGCGTATGCGAAGGCCTGCTTTCTAACAATCGCCTCACGCGATATGCCGCTCGCCTCACGGCCAAACCATACATCAATCTGCCAGTCTGGCACGGTGCCGTTGCATATTACATGATTACTTAAGGCCGCTGAGCTGACACTGTAGAACTTCATTCCGTTAGAGCAATACAGATTCTTCCTTTGGCCGGAAACATGACCTCTTGACCCCTTACCTCCATTTGACAGGTTTGCAAGATCCACCCCATCACTGCGCATGTCACTTATAACTTGCTCTTCCAGCTCGTAAGCTTCTTTTTCAGTCAATCTGTCACGGTATATTTCCACCACAACGCCATATTTCTCAGCTATTGCCTTCCACTTATAGCTACCTTTCCGTCTCTTCTCCCAAGCCCTGTCACCCTTCCCCTTGCCAACATAAAAGACTTCGCCTGTTTCCAACTTTCTGTGCAAGTACACATAAAAACCATACGGATTAATATCGCAGCACTTATTCCCAAATACCATAAATTACCCCACCTATATCCGGTCATTTCATAAAGGCCATAAATAGTGTTAAGCTTAGCTAAGAATTTAACATACAGGTGAACACATGGCAAATGTACCAATTCTAAAGGGCGCAACGTTCTCCATCTGCGCCACCGCACAAGCGGATGAGCTGAACCAAGCGGAGTTCGAGGCGCTGACATACGTTGATTGCGGCAAGATCGTAGAGCACGGCAATCTTGAGGTGACTGAGAACGATGTATCCCAAGGTTATTGGGGTGGTGGGTTCTTGCAGCACCAGAAAGGTCAGAAAGATGGCGGGACAACTAGTGTGACTATTGGTTACGACCCAGACAGCACTGGTGCTGACGAGCTGGACACTGCGGCTGATACTGATTTGAACTATGCGTTTAAGATCGACATTGGGGATAATCCAGGCGGTACGACTAACACTATTCTGTATTACCGTGGTCTTATCGCGCTGCCTTCGTATCAGCTTGGCAACAACGAGGCGTTCTTGAATAAGACGTTTGCAATGATGTTGAACCAGGGCGTGATCCAAGTAGATCCTACATAACTAAATCATAAGGGGGAGCCAATATGGCAATCGCGGATAAGGCGTACCGTAATGGGTATGAGCAAGAGTTCGAGCTTGAATTGCTTGATGGTGAAGGGAACAAAACAGGCTGGCGTGTATGGGTGAAAGATATCACCTGTGACGCTGCCGTTGCTGTGACTGAGGAGTATCGCGCCAAGTCTACGGATTTGATGTTGCGCAGTTCCAAGGTTGATGGTGATAATATGACCGTTGACATTCCTGAGGGTGATCGCGGCAAGCTGTGGCAGTCTGAGGTGTCGGATAAATACATTGCCTGCATTTCCCGTTGGGACTTCCAAGGGGAGGCGCTTGTTAACGATGATGATGGTGAGCCAGACTGTACGTATGAAAACAAGGTTATCTTTATGCGGATGCCTGTTTTCGCGCCTCAGGTTACGGCTAAGATTGACGCTATTTCGGGTTTTACGAAGCCCTCAAAGTAGGGCTTGCTAACCACATTAAGTCTCATGTTAAGTGGGACGTGCCGGGCTGGGATGGCGATAGTAGGCGCGACGTGCACGGATACATAGGTGCGCCTGTTGACGATTGCGCATGTCCTGATGGCGGTCATATCTATGTTTCATGGTTCTGGGATTTGCGCGGGTTCTGCGCTGACAATGCAGATGTAATACGGCCTAGTCACGTTGTGGACTGGGCGTCGTGGTCCGGTGTTTCGCTGTCTCGTATAGATCAAGGTATAATTTACGCAATGGACCGCGCGTTTCGTTCCGCTATGCCTGACGCTATTAAATACCACGAGGGCAGGCGCGAACGTAAGAGAAAGATGGAAGGTAAGTAGATGGCAGTGGCAGAGCTAGGTTATAAGATTGATAGTTCTGGCGCTGTTGTAGCGGCTGATAATCTTGATGACATGACGGCGGCGGCTGCGCGGGCTGAGGCTGGTGCAGACCGTATGGCTGTGGGTCAACGGAAGCTAAGTGGGGCCGTTGCTGGGTCTCGTGTGAATATGCGTATGCTTGCGCCTCAGTTGTCACAAATCGGGCAGATGTACACGGCGACAGGGCAACTAGGTCAGGCAGTTGCGGTGCAGGCGGCCGATATTGGCATGGCGTTTGGTGTAGCGGGCACTATTATTGGTACTGTGGCCGGTATTGCGCTGCCCACTCTGATTAACTCTATGGGTGGGGCTAGCGGTGCCGCCGATGATATGGAAAAGCAAATAGATTCTCTGTCAGATGCTATTGAGATGTATCGGAAAGCATCGCGTGATGCCGCCATGTCTACCGGGGCAATGATTGAGGAGTACGGTATTGCGTCTGAAGAGTTGAAGCTTGTCCTGCAAGATTTCGCAGCGATAGAGAAAATCAATGCGATTGACAGTATTAACGCGACAACAGCAGCCATAAATGAAATGGTCACGGCGTCTAGTTTTTTCGATGATGTAAGTACTGATTTCGGCAAGGCGACTGAATTCCTGTTTGGAACATTTAACGAATTACGTAAAGAGCAGGTAGCTATCGGCGTAGAGTTCGCCCGTAATCTTGACACTCTTGAAAAGAGTAGAGATGTTGCCGTTAGGCTGCAAGCTGCTGTTGACTTGCGTCAAGCCTTACTGGATAATGCTGGCGGATATAAGGGGCTCAATGACGCTCAACAGCAGCTTTTAAATGATCTGGGCGCGACAATTCAGCAAATGGAGATATTCAAGGGGGCTGTGACTTCTGCCGAGGGGCAAACATATGATTGGGCCTCTGCGATGGCGTCCGTTGGTGATGAAATTTCCGTCATTATGTCTAGCATGGCGGCGCTAACTGGCGGGGTGATTGGCAATGTCGCAAAGCAAGCTGAGATTGATGCTCTAAGGGCTGGAAAATCAATTCGTGATGCTGCTAGGGCAGCTTCTGACTTTAAGGCACAGACTGAGTTTGACGCGCGGGAACAAGGTGCTAATTTCTTTGAACGGCTCATTATTTCCGGCGAGCGATACCAGCATGAGCGAGGGATGCAGTTGGACGCCGAGCTTGATAAGGAGCGTGAGGCAGCTAGGGAGCGTGACAAATTGGCTGGCGGGGCGCGCCCGTTTGAGTTGGGCGTCAGTGACATCGAGAGCACAATAGAGGGCCTTAGGTTGCAGAGTGAGGTCGTGTCCCAGTGGTACACCCAAAGCCAAGAGGCGCTACGAATGGCGTCCGACGAGGAGTTAGCTATCATTGGGGGTAGGAATGAGGCTAAGCTTAGGCTTGAACAGGAATACAACGAGCGCAGAGCAGCGCTTGCAGCGATAGGTGAGGAGACTAAGCTTTCCTTAACCCTTGGTGGTGCGTCTGATGTGCTTAGCGCTATCGGGCAATTCAATGAGAAGGCATTCAAACTTGCCAAGGTTGCGGCGGCGGCTCAGGCTCTAGTTAGCACGTTGCAAGGTTCTGCTGAAGCTTTGAAGCTGCCATATCCGTTCAACCTTATTGCGGCCGCTCAGGTCGCGGCTAAGGGCTTTTCGCTGGTTGCGGCAATCAAGGGTGTATCGTCTGGCGGGGGATCCGCGTCCGTATCGGCTGGCGGTACTTCCTCATCTGCTGGCGTTACGGCAACATCATCGGCTTCAACCGTAGCACCACAAACGCAGGCAATTATCCAGATCGAGGGAGGCCGCACGCGCTTTACTGTAGATGAGCTTAACGAGATTATTTCTGGCATTCAAGCAGAAAGTGACGATGGCGTAATTATCGCAGGAGTTCAGGCGGCATGATCTATATTGATGGAACCCCATACGATACGAACAAGCCTACAGTTCTTATTGAAAATCTGTTTGCGGACGGGACGCTTTCAAGCTCTGGGGGTGAAGACCCTGGCTTTGGGCCTGAAAACGCTATCACGGGTTCAACCGCTGACTTCTGGTATCCTGACACTGGTGTAACGTATCCGATTATTAGGGTTGATCTTGCGTCTAGTATGCCAGCAAATTGCCTTGTGATTGCCGCGCATAACTTCGCAGATGAGGGCGCTGATTTCCAGTTGGAATACAGCCAAGATGGTGGCACAACGTGGCTGGATGCTACTGTATGGACCACACCGGCTGACAATGGCACCATCATGGTTTTGTTTGATGAGGTGTCGGGGAACGCATGGCGGTTAGGGCAGGATAATGGTCACGCTAAAATTGGCGTCCTTATGCTTGGTATGTGCTTGCCGTTCGAGTACGGGATTGAAGGTAATCGCGTCGGGTTTCGCCATGGGCATAAGGTTGAGGTAATGGGTGGCGATACGCTTGGCGGTCAATTTGTCCCACAGAAGGTGCGCAAAAAGGGAGGGCAAATCAGCGTTACGTTCCCTTGGATGCGGACGGAATGGGTTGATAGTGACATGTCGGATT